CCGCTCCATAAACACCGGTACTATATACACCATTCAATAATGAGCCACTAACAATATTGTAACTTGTAGCGGTAGAAACGCCTGTTTGATTTACATCACCACTGTCATCAATTAGGGACATCACTCTACCATTAGAACCCGACAATCTTAATTCCCAGTTACCTGGATCAAGTTTATCTTTTAAACGAGCTCTATTGATTGCTACAACGTATATGTCATTTTGAGTTACACCACCAAATGTAAAAGTTCTTTGGTTTGATGGTAATAATATTTGTTGAAATTGTGAATAGATTGCTTTAGATGGCGAATCTTCATTCTGACCATATGAACCACTACCTAATCTATGACCATATGTAATCGCAAATTGCGGTTCTGATGTAGATGCTGATGGTATACCATTATAGATTTCATAATAGTATTGTTTTTGAGTTGATGATTGGTAAGACGATGTAAAGAACGATGTCAATTCGGCAACGTTACCACTCCATAAACCACGAGTCACTCGTTGTGTACCGCCTTCAACTACATCTTCAGTAGTGAATGCGTTATAAACTTTACCACTTCCATAATCATAAGCACCTGCTGGTACAGTTGGAGTTGCGTCTTGTTTGATATCATTTGCTAATATACTGGCAGCTGATGCTGGTTGTGCTGTTCCGGCTGAAGTTCCACCCGAAAGTGCTCCACCGAACATAGTACCACCTTGACCTTGACCTAAACTTACTACTGGCATTTTATTCCTTCCTTAATTATGAGAATGTTGCTGATGTTCTTGTTGCTGTGATTACATCGTTAATAGGATTAACAGTCAAATCAATTTCAACTCTACCACCGGTCTCATTACCAATAACAATAATACGGGTAGCGATTGCGGTTCTTGTAGGGAGAACTTTAGTGGTTATTTTAATTTGGTTTTTACCAACAACACTTTGAGTCAAGTTTCTTGAGTAAGATGAAACGTTGATAATTGGATTAACACCACCAGGAACTCCAGGGTTACCGGAGATACTTGCAGCATCGGAGTTTAAAAGGATTGCAGTGTATCCAAGATTCTCGTTACCACCATTTTTAGTTGTTAAATCAATCGTAGCAGTTCTGCCAGATTCGTCTAAACTTAATGTGGTAACTGATGCTTGAATATATGGTAATTTTAATGTTGTTTTTGGTAATGTCAACAACTTGTATTTCATTGAATAGCTTTCATCAGTAAGCGCTTCAACTACAGGCATATTCTCTATAATAATACCATAGTAATCCGTACCCAACGGGTGTGCTGGATTCCATAATTCATAATCCACCTCATCATCTGCTAATGCAAATTGAGTAATTTGAAATTTGTCACGACCTTGTGCAAGTAACTCTCTACCCTTTTTTGTGAGGATAGCGTCTACAGTTACTGATGAGTTATCTAAAAATCCCATGTTGTTTTCCTAATTTATATAATATAAATATTGTTTTTTCTTTTTTATGTTACAATCTGCTTATGTTACTTTTGATATTCGTTATAGGGCTTGGTGCAAATACACTCGCTTGTGACTTAATTATACCTGCACTAGCAGAACCACTACCCTTATAATTAGTTGCTACCAAGTTTTTCGGATTCATCGCTTTAACAACTTTACCAGTAGGACTCTTAACATCAAGAACCCCACCACCGGCAGTTGTTGTTGAGAATACCAACTTGTTTGGTTTAACTTTAGTTACAACAATAACAGGACCACCATCCGGCGTATCTGGTGAATTTGTTGTTAGTGAATCAGAACTCACTCGACATCCGTTGAATTTTAAATTTTCAAGAGCCAATCCTTGATAATCAGAACCTTGTGCTGGTTTATATGATGCTGAGGATGGTAATCCTAAACTTGCTGAAAGAGCTGTACTATAGAATAGGTTTACAATTTGACCACCATTTTGAGATGGTCGAGCGTTCAACACACTACTACCAGTCGGAATATACTCCCAATATCCATTTGTTGTTGTAAAGTATTCACCCGAAGAACTTAATTGAGATATGTAATACTTGTATGTGGATGCTTCATAATTATACAAATCAATTACACCATCAACCGACCCACTACCAAAACCATAATCTTGTCGTGAAGCGGTTATCATCGGAATAACTCTACCAATATTAGCAGAGTAGTCATGTCGTGTATAAGATACTTTACGAGGTCTACGATACTTACTACGTTCGAGGACGTGTGGTTCTATCAAGATACCTTTACGCCAATCAACCCGAGCAGGTAGTAGTTGTCGTATTTGTTCGAATACAGACATATCGTAACGAGCCAACATATCCATAATTAAATCAATAGCAGTTCCCGTTGTGTACTTTTGAAAGTAATTTTTGGCTTTGTATTTTAATAACGGATAGTCATCATTGTATCTTTCGTCAGGATCACCAACGTAATCATCGGCTTCAAAATATCCTTCAGAATTAAATATGTCGTGGTTGATTGTATCTACAGTTGAAAAATAAGTTCCAATCAAGTTTGAATCTAATGCCGCAAAATCATATTCACTTTGTTCAACGCTATAATCAGGATTTAATACACCTTTTAATGAAGAGGATTCTATTCTGATTTTATTATTCATTAAGTTTAAAGCACCAACCGATGGTATTGACATCCATTGAGTATCAACCTCACCAACAAGATTCGATGCTGATACACTTACAAACGAAGCACTTAAAATCTGACCTTGGTCGGTTTGTGTTACTTTTTGGTTTGGGTGAATAGATGAAATTGAAGCTGACTTAAATGTACTGTCCGGATAAATTCTATATAACAATTTATCATATGCGGTTAGCATATTTAAGTCCGTTGTATTGTCATCAGCAAAATAGGCCTCTCTATTTTTTGCGTGTTCGGTTACAATCTCATTACTTAATACAGTGTTGTAATATCTAACTTCTTGAATACTTGCTGTATAATTGTTGGATGGGAATGTATATGGGCCTGGAACTTGTAATGTGGCGGAACTAACCGACCATATTGAGTTTAAAGTTGAAGCTGATGCTGGAGTAGACGTAGATGCTGTTGGATTTGCTAATATAAATCCAAAGTCATCAACCATAGCAGCATTTATAGAAAGACTTGAGGATGCTATTGTAAACACAACATCACGTCTCGTTTTATAAGGTACATAACTCGAACTAACAATATCCGTACCATTTACACCAGCTCTGATTCGTGCTGATTTTGTATTTGGATTATAATCCCAAAAATAATCAAGGTAATCAGACCCGCTTGTCAACCTCATCAGATGGTAACTACCTACCGGCATTTTACCAATAATTTCAATTGTAGATGGTCTATATGAATTTATATCACCCCATGGGTGTGTTGAATATTGGTCTTTGGCAAGTTCTAACTTGTATAAGAATACGTCATGCTCGTAAACATTTTTCTTTTCATTTACAGCGGGACCACCCCATTCTCTAATTTGTAAAAATGATTGTGGTATTCCATATGCTGATAGAATTGATTTGATGGAACGTGCTGTACCCTTTGTCTTATATAGCAATGGTATATTATTTACAATACGTCTCCACGTTTCATGTGTTATTTGCTCTCTAGCTTTTGATTGTAGAGAACTGCTTTGATATAGAGTACCATTATTCTCAACACCCAATGCATATTTCCACAAACTTACATCAGAGTATCCATTGGATAATTGCCATCCAACCGATTGTGCTACTGATTTTAAAATCTCATCAGCCATACCATCTCGTGGGTGTTCTTCACGTTTATTGATATCCGTAAGTGCTTTTATATATGTCCAATATACATCAAAATGTTGACCAATCATGTCAACAAATGTAATGTAGTCAGAATTTTTATCATCTTCTTGTAGATGTATAGGAATGAAATTTCGTAAACGAGAGTCATTCAATTCGTCATATAAAGAAGCCGATGCGTATACACCACTATACCACGTTTCTGCTTGAGAACTTGTGATGTGTCTTAAAATATGAGGATATGTTGCTACTTTTGGATATGGTTCGATTTGATAAGCAGATGATGACCAAAACGTATAATTGTTTTTATTTACATCGTAATACATCCATTGTTCAAAATCATCAAACCCACCAACAATTCTATCTCTACGAACAAGCGATTGTGATATGTTTGTGATTGCTTCAGAACCACTAACGCTACCCAATACATTTATACGATTATTATAGTTTTCTATTTGCTGTAGTTTGTATATAAAATTATCAACCCTCTCGGTTGCGGATGAAAAGTGTACAAAGTTAGCGAAATCGGAGTAGTCAATATTTAATTTGGTTTGACCAAGTGAGCCACTAAAATAGTGATTTATTATTTGTTGAGACGTTGTAAGGTCAGCGTCTAACAAACTATCCCATGTTTGCCAGTCGGTTGAGTTTCCTGAATTTAAGGTTACATCTATAGCAAAATTTGGCTCTGAAAAATCATCTCTATCTGGCTTTACTGATGCTTCTGGAAATACTATAATCTTTTCTACATATGATTTCAATAAACGACCACACACAGCAACACTTGTTCTATTCTGAACTTCGTTACCAATTGGTTTTGTTAATTTAACAACAACCGAGGTCCATTGAGTTGGCGTTGTGTCGAATCGTGAATATGTTAATGAATCAAACCCAGCAGTTGTATTTATAACCTTTATAGTGGTGTCAGGAACTTGAACTGCGTTTGGTAAAAAGAAATACCAAGCAACACCAAGTTCGGATGTAGGTACGGCGGCTCCACTTTTAGTTCCCCAAAAGTATGCAAGAGTAGAATCGTTTATTGTGGAATTTCTAACAGCATTTGCCGTTGCGTTACCAGCACTACCTGGAATTGCATCTAAAGCGGCTATAATATCATCTTTTGATACTTCACGTTGTACAAACCCATAACCATTGTTTACACCAGTTTCTTGTAATTTAAAATAAGCAAATCTACCAGTCGGTTTACCATCTTTATCAGCACCATTGGTAGTACCACCAATAACAATAGTTGGGGTGTAAACTTCCATGAACAAGTCCCACTCGCCACTTGAAAAACTTGTTTTCAAAAAACGTGTGCTGATATTGTCAAACGTCCCCCTTGGACATTGTAGTTCACTATCAACAACACCTTTTGATGGTCCAAAGAATTCCATCGATACGATGTCGTATAAATTATTATCACCAAAGTTTAATACAAAATCTCTGAATACATTACCACCTTTGTTAAAAGAATTAGTAGCACTTGGTTCAAGATATATATCTCTTAACAATGAGAAATTCTTTTCAGCAGGAGCAAGTTCATCTTTAATATCAATTGTTGTTTCACCAACAACTATAGAACCAGCACTTGCTTTTGCGGAAGATGGTGCTTTAAATGATAATTTAACTTCAGTTCTATCAGATGAAATAGCACTTACAATTACATCAGAGTTTTTAGGCGTACCATTAAATCTTTGCAAGAAGTTATACACCATGGAATATGTACCTTGGTTAATTCCAGCATCTCGTATATCCCTTTCAGGTTGAATGTATAACTTTGACCCAATGTAATCAATTGGATTGCTATAATACGATTGGATTAGGTTTTCACCGGCGTATATATGAACTTCAGATACAACATCCACATCGCCTTCATCGTAATTACCTTTAAGGTCGTTTTCGGTAAGTTGAAGAATGTATTCTTTTAATGCTTCACGACTCTCCATAGGAATAGTCTCTCCGAATACAGGAACGTACCCAAGCACTTCATCGATATTTGTAAATCTATTTAACGACATAATCTTTACTGATAATATGGGATGTTTTCAATGAATACCCAAGTTTGTGATGTAGCATTCCAATTATAGACATCATCACTTCCATCTTGAAGAGGAACTCTATTTTCTTCACCATCGGTCGTACCAGCATACCCAAATGGGTCATACGATGCTGGGGTTGAACTTGTACTCGATGGTGGTCGTGTATCTATTTCGGTTTGATATTGTGGATTTGGTTTTATTTTAACAGCGGTTATTTTTGGTTTTATTTCGTTTGATATTTCATCAATAAATTCATTAAAGAATGAATATTGTGTATACTTTGCAGTGTCGGTAAAATCACCAGCACCAATGCCAAGTTTTCCGTATTGTTGTAATGGAGTTCCATTCTCATCAAATGAAACCGGGTATGATATTATCTGACCCCTACCATTCCTTTTAATGTTTCTTTCTACTGCCATTATTTAACCACTTTGAAATAGAAGTTATCGTCATAGTATTTTGTAGTACCATTCATGACAACTTTAAATACAAACTTATAGAACCTTTCGGGTTGTAATCCATTGAACCAAAAATTAAAATAATTGGATGTTGAATCGCAACTTATCTTTGTATAAGTATCATCGAACGGAATAATTGTCTGATGTGTTTCAGCATCAACTACCGAGTAATATGCGGTTGTTGGTAAATACTTAACAACTTTTGTCGGTGACGATGAAAATGTTCGTGTAGCATATCGCTCTCTACCAAAAACTCTAATTTTAGCTTGAGAGGTTTCTTTATATTCGGTAAGTAATCCTTTAACATACAATATTACATCATCGGCTCCAGATGCACTCGAAAGTGCTGATAATGAACCTGTAGTGAATGTAAAATTATCCCATCGTATATCGAGAGTTGGTGGGTATATTGTATGTGTGTCGGATGAGAAATACTTCATCGAACCGAATTTTTTGGTAGATGCTTCATCCACTCTACTTTTCAATACAATAAGTCCATTATTTACCCTATCACCTCGTAACCAATCGTTTACATATTCAGTAACTTCAACATTTACATTTTGAACATATTTGTCAAATGATTGTGAATATGTTGTATTAGTCCCCCATGATGAGGTGTACCATGTACCACCACCGGAATTAACATTATATCGTGCTTCAAAAGTTCTATCAGAATAATAAGCTCCGGTTGGATATAAGGTGGGGTCAGTCTTTAAAACAAATGATGACAATGATGCGCTTGCGTCACCGATGGTATCATTATAATATGTCCATCTAAAATAGTAATGACCATCTTGCGCTGCTACAAAACTTGAAGTGAATTGTATAGACCCACTTAAATATTCCGAATAACCATCCATTTCCGATGCTTGTAATTGACGACCATCGGGTTCTAATATGGTGAATGCTATAGAACTGCTAACATCAGAATTTGATGCAAACATATTTCCACTATTAGCATTAAAGCTTGCGGTATATCCAATTCCACCAAATAATTCAAATCGTTTAAATAATGTAGCTCCGCCGAAATTAGAAGCACTCATTGTTAATTTACTCTGACTTACAAATATACTTGGAGTTTCACCAAGACTTCCAGTAATAGGTTCGGTCAAAAAATAACTTGCTGAAGCAGGTGTACCATTAACTACAAACGTGTCATTTACTAAAGTTCCTGGAGATACCATTTTGTATATGAAAAAGTTATCAATTGTAGCTGTTACTCCATTTGAATTATTTTCATCAAAGAATGTAAATTGTATATTATGATTACCACTATTTGATGCAGTAAATGATACAGAGTGTGTAGCGGCTGTCGTTAAGTTTTGTGTATAATTTGAAACTTCAGCTGCTGTATAATATGTATTATCTGGCCTTTGTATTCTAAAGTCTATGCCATTTATATTAGTCGGGTCTACTTCAAAATCTATGTAGTATATTGAACCACTACTTAATGATGCTGATAGATTTGCAGTTCCACCACCATACGCTGATGCTGACATTTCCATCTTAAAACTACTTGATATATTAAGTTCTGTAGCAGTACCATTAATACCATTTATAGCATCAATTAATGTAAATTCACCAAGGGTTGATACAAAATCGTAATATAAACTTAAACCAGGAACGTTGGATGGGTGTTTTCCGGTATTAGCATTTGCATTAATAACATCCCAAACATCAGTACCATTTCTATAGACCCAAGATACACCATCAACATTGTGTGGTGTGTCTGGTTCCGAACCAACGCCCTCATCCCATGATTCTTTTAACGGATATACATATAGTGTATAGTTTGACGCTATTTGAGATTCATCAATAGATTCGAGATGTAAGTAGTATTTAATACTACCGCTAATGTCACCATCAACAATAGATTGACTTATAGTAGATAGGTCATATTGTAGTAACGCTCTACTATTACCAAGTAATGTAGTGTTATCGGTGTCATACAATTTTATAACTTCAAGAATCTCGTCCTTGCCGGTGTTCTGATTCTTACGAAGTGTATCTTCGTAGATTGTTGCGTCCTTCTTTGGATAAAGTCTATAAATCATTTCTTACCTCTTAAAACAATCTAACTACCTTACCACGGATGTCCGTGTCAGGATATTTTACTTCAAAAATAGCTGGGTCTTTGGGTGGGTATATCATACCATTTCGAGTTGCGTTTTTCATATCGTATTTGTTTGATGAATATAATCCATCATATTTGTTTACTATTTGTAAACCACCCTCACCATTTTCATTTGGTCTAACTACACTTTGTACACCCTTTACACCATCCAATAATACATACACATCCGATAGGTTTATTGGTTGATTTATTTGCATATTATCAATGTGGAAATATTTCTTTAGAGCATCTACACATCTTAATAAAACTTCATTAGAGTTGTAGTTTGGTAATACAATGATTTCAAAATCAATACCCACGTTGACTATATGTGCGTTTTTAATATTTACAGCATCAGTCAAAATTCTATAATATGACAAATAGTTTTTAAGATTCTCTTTGGTAGCTGTATTTAAGTTTTTTAATCTTTGATTAGCATCATAACCAAGAATATAGAAGTTTATAGCCAATGGATTTGGAATTCCGTTTTTCACATAAGTACCATCAAGAGCGGTTGATACTTGGAAATCAGGAGCAACATAAGCTTTAGATACCGACCCAAATTGAGGCGGCATTGCGTATGCTCTTAATACATAGTCTTCACGAGTTACTGCTCGATTTTGAGCTCTGAAATATGATATAGCATTTTGGCGTACTTCTTCAATTTCTTCTTCGTATTTACCACCACCAGCAGCCGCTTCATTTGTTGCGGCTATTGAACGTTGAACCACACGATATACTGTATCATCCAAATCGGTAGCATCGTTTTCTAAAATTAAATCGGATATTTTTGTAAGGTCTTGAGATGGTACGTTATCGACTACACCATTACCAACTCGATATGTAACAGTTAATGTTGTATTCGCTGGAGCTACACCATATGTTTTTGAATACATAAAATTAGATGGGTCAATTCCTTGGTCAAGATTTGAAGTAGCATTGTATAACGCAGAACCAACATTAGTTGGGTTTGGTAAGATTTCTTCATCAGCATTTGATGATACGCCTGCCCCAAACTGAATGTCTATTGAACCATCGTCAACAATTCGAGTTACGAATCGCTTTGGAACTTTTTTAAGTCTTAATAGATATGGAGTTTCTGAAGCGTATACTGACATTTGTAGTGAATAGTCGGTTGTATTTGGTACTTGTTCAAATACAGTATCTTGAGCAAGATATTCTACTTTAGACCACACATCACCATCATCATCCATGATTTTAATCACATCAATCAAACCATCATCTTCGATTTTTATTTTGTCGTAAATCTTTGGAGTAGTAAATGTAAATGTGGATGTTTTTTCTTCACCACTTACAGCTTTTACATATTTTTTAAGAAGATAATAGATTGGTTCATTCGTAGTTTCGTCTATCTGATAAACCGTTACTTCAGTTGGGTCATATGATGATGAGAACGAAAAGTTTACCTTTTCAATTGTTGAGAATACCACATTCGGATTTGATACCGATGAGGCCTTCATACCTTCTTTGATTGTTAATGCGTAGTCAAAATCAGGAGCTACATTATCACCAACACCCTTTGATGGTACAATTTGATAAACACTTAAAGTTGTACTCGCAGGAACATTCAGTTTTGGTTTGTAACCAAATGATTGTGCTATTGTAAATACATTCTTTTTTTCTTGAGCTTCTTCAAGAATAGATTCTCTCAATTGAACGTCTGTATAATATGAAAGTACGTCACCAACATATGAAGCCATTTCCATGAACATCATTCCGGGTGACGACTCGTTAAAATCGTTATATGTTTGTGGGAAGTAATTCTTTGTGAAGTCAATTAGATTTTGTCTAATATCTCCAAAATCACGACCAATTAAATTAACTTCTTTTTTTATTTTGTCTGCCATTTATATTCCTCAAACTAATGTCATACTTCCTTGTGATGTTATTGTCATTGTGATATTTCTATTAGCCCCATTTTCAGTAACTTTATAATTTAAAGATATGTTTATCCTATTTGTATCTTCATTAACGTTTACGTTGATAGAGTCAATTATTATGTATGGTAACCAGTATTTAATATCTTCTGTCAATGAATTTGAAAGTGAGTCTTCAAGGTCATCGGTCATTTGTTCAAATAACAATGAGTAAACATCAGTACCAAAAAATGGTTGAAATGGACGTTCACCCTTTCGAGTCAACAATAAATTCTTTAGATTTGAAATAGACTGCTCTTCGGTAGTGTAGGATAATTTAAATAAGGGGTCACCACCCAATGGTAACATAACACCAATGGCTGTATTCTTTTTTAAATCAAGTGGATTTATTTTCCATTCCCTACGAGTAGCCATTACATACCCTTCTTCTTGGCGTCAATTGCTTTCATTAAAGCTGAATAGTCTTTTGTTAAAGCGTCAACAACAGCAGCACC